CGTAGTACAACGTGTATGGCAGTCGGCGAACAAGGCGTACGACGGCCGCCATACAACTGCCAAAAGAGAAGAGTCATGTAGCCGTCAGAGAATCATGATACTGACAAATCGGCGTATTACGTACAGTAACCTACCGAAAGCTTAGATTAAAAAGGCACTATACAGCAAGCAAAACCAGCATTCTTCGTATAACTACCTGCTCACAGCTCTGACACAAAAGCATAAAAAACAAGTCCTATCAAACAAAAACGTTTATAAGACCAAATAAAAAAAGCTGAGCATGCTATTAGCTTAGCTTTGAAAATGGTTTTAGAAGATGAAGCCCAAACATATGAAGTAATTCAATATGTCTTAGATAAATATATCGAAAGGCTGAAATCAAAGAAAGTTAGCATATTGTGATTGCGTAACAATAACGGAAAGGAACATAAAATGAAAGATTGGCTCGCATCGTATTTCATAGGTTTCGCCCTCACACTTTTGATCATAACACTAATAGAACTAAAGGGATAATATGAATTTTACGACAAGACTAGAAATTACGCCTAAAACAAAGCCCAATACACGATTGGTCCAAACTTCGGATCGGGCGAGAATGTAATTAATAGCCTCATTACGATAGTAGATGCAACAAGGTCTATTGTCAGCGTATTGAATATCAATACAATTATTAGCCTCTAAAGCAGACAATACATCAGGATCAAAGCTAGATATTATTTCATCACTAGCGATTACGCTAGAAGTCTTGATAGTTTTAAGTGCAGAACGCATTTTGAAACGCATAAACATAATTAATTACCTCCATCTAAACAGAATTATATCACAAAGGAGTTAACATGACACTTGAATCGCGGACAAAAAGAGCTGAGGAACAATTGCATAAGGTAGTAGGCGATTGGTGCGATTATGTAACAACAAGTGATGTAGCGAAAGTTTTTGGATACCAATCAGCAACCTCAGCGAGAAAGTACACGTACGGATGTAGAAAGTACGGACGAAAATATTATATTCCAGAGGTCGCTGCGAAAATGGCAGCAGAAGGAATTTATGAAGTGTAGGAGAAAGATATGAACGGATATTTTATCGACGATAAACCTAAAGGAATATTAAAGATTGATGTAAAGAACATAGAAGAATTCAACCAGCTGATTACGAAAGCAAAAAAAGAAGCTGATCAATTGCAGAAAACAATTAAACAGCTCGCATGTTTTCATCTTGAGATAACCCTGGATACGTCAGGAAATCATTTAGATATAAGCGAAGAAGCATCATCAATACTTAATTCACAAGAGATATAGTAAGCGATTGCCTCTATATAAGATTTTAAATGAACAGTATCATAATCATCATGTTTTTTAAAATAGTGAACTTGATCGTTGCCCAACCATGAAGATGCTTTTGAAAGAGTAACTAATTTAGGATTATCGATATAGGTGTTGATGCAACTAGATAAACTCATTTTGGATATTTCGTCCTCTTTTTCAGGGTTGCGTAAAATTGCATAGTCTTTAATTAAGAACTCTAATGCTTTTCGAAATCCCATTCCAGCAATATCGTTTAGACTATCGTTTTCAGCATTCAGTGCTTGGTTATAAATGTCGATAAAGTTTGGAAATTTTGCAGAAATCGAATCTGCAAACTTATTTTCTATATGCCTATGTGGAAAAGTAGACATACAAATATATGAATGAGGATATCTTGAATAATCTTCAGCGTGTGATATAGAAAAGAAAATGTGATTACAGGATGGACAGTAGTGAACTGAATAGGCTTTATTTTGAAGATATGGTTCACAATAAACGATTGTTCTAATAGGTATGTTTGAAACAGAGGTACCGCAGTGAGGACAGTGTTTAGGCAGTTCTAGGGAAATCTCGACTGCTTCCAATTCATAGCTATTAGAAGATGAAAATAAAGAAGCATTAAATTTTAAGTTCATAAGTAATCTTCCTTTCGTTAAATTGAAATATTTGTACATTCAAGAAAATTATACCACGAAAAGGGAAAGTAAGGTTATCTCAATGAAGTAAAAATAAGGTTGATATGAACGGAAAAGGAGAAAACAGTGAGAATGTTTAAACAAATAGCAGCATTGACTGTAGGAATAATGATAGTGCTTGGACTTAATGCAATAGCAACCGCAATCGATAATCCAGAAGTTTATACAAAAGATTTGCCTGATCCAGTACCAGTAGCACAGCTTGAAACAAACAATCACATAGACAAGATGGCCAAAAGGTATGGATTAGATTCGAGGATTATAAAGGCACTCATTGAAGAGGAGAGTGGATGGCTCGCATCAGCTGAAGGTGATAATGGACAAAGCGTTGGACTCATGCAAATCCAGGAGCGTTGGCACAAGGAACGAATGAAGAGGCTTGGAGTAACTAATCTATATAATCCGGAAGAAAATGTAACGGTTGGCTGTGACATACTCTCGGAGTTGCTTAATAAGTACGGTAACTATAAAGACGCATTAAGTGTCTACAATTCAGGAAATACCAAAGATGGTCAAGCTTATGCAGAACGTATATTAAGTGCAGCAAAATAAGGGGGAACAATGATAAAGACAGCAATGATAGCAAGTGTGCCGGGCGGTGACACTATGAATTCTATGAATAAAAGAGAAATCGCAATGATGATAAGAAGGTTGCGACTAAAACAAGGAGTGATATATTTCGAAATGGTGCTTCAAGATGGAAGAAAAATAAAGAGCCGATGAATCAGCTCTTTAGAATTAATCTTCAACTGCGAAGACATCATCGTATCCAATACCACACTCGGGGTCCTTTTTAGACCAGGCTTCAAAGAAAATGGATGCAGGGATAATGTCGTCAGGGTTGGACGTATCCTTTTCTAAAAAGGAAAGTTCAACAAAGTCCATGCCATCATCTTTCATATCCTTTACAACTGAGAACAAATCATTAACTTTCACAATCATAATAAACTCCTTTCGATATGAATTATTACTTACAGAATTAGTATATCACAAGGAAATAAGAATTTTATATAAATGAATAAAAGATGCAATGAATTTGATTGCCCTGCTTGTGGCAAACCCAATCCGCGAGAAATGAGACAGTGTCCAAAACTAAAAGGGAAAGCAATTTGTGTACACTGCTGCGAGAACTGTGATACATATGACACGGAAACATTCAGATGCACATGGCATACGGTTAATAGAACTATCGTCATTGATGAAGAGGTTAAACGTCTAAATCGCAGAATCGAATATCTTGAGCAAGCGGCTCGAAAACAGTACAAGAACAATCAACCGAAAAAAGGAAACTTATTGTTAAACGAAGAGAGAAACTGCATATCGCAGCTCAACAGGTTAGAGAGATTAAGAGAACAAGGGTTTAAATACATATAATTTCAACATTGACAAGAAAGGAAAGAGAAATGAACAAAGAACTTATCAATAGTGCAATTGCAAAGATCACTGAAGAGGCACTATCAATAAAGGATGCATTTTCGCAGATGATTGAGGAATACTTGACTGACATCTGCAAGACGGATGCAGTGGCAACAAAGCTTTTAGCTGAAAACAAATCGCTAAAGGCTTTTTGTGATGAAATGTGGAAAGAGGCAAGAAGCAAATCTACAAAATGCGCAGCAGGAAGCGGTGCGTATATATCGGACAAAGAGTGTTTTGAAAAAGCCGAAGCTTACTATGAAATCACTGAAGAGGACAAGCACACAAAACAACAATCAAAGGTGATAGATATAACAGAATTGCTTTAGAGGTGCTGCTATGAATTTCGTTAGAGAAAAACAGAAACTTCCATACAGCGTAAAGTGGCCAACAAAACTCAAACAGTATCTGAATGATGAAATAAACTACCCAATTATTTACAACAGGTTTAAGAAAGAAGCACACTGCCTAAGCTGTGGCAAAGATTATAAGTACTTAAATAGATATCGTGCAGATGATTATGAAATCTGTCCTTGCTGTGGGAAACGCAGAGCAACATGGCCACATACACGCAATATGATTGTTGATAGAACACTAATCTTTGCGACACATACAGATAATGACATTAGAATAGCGGTGGCATCTGTATTTTATAAATATGTTGCAGACGATTGGAACAATATCAAAGATATGAAGGCGGAGATAAGCATAGATGAAGTGCTATATTTTTCTCGGGATAAGCAAGAAGCCTGGTATCAAAATTGGTGGAACAGAAGTCCAAAGGAACAATTTAGAAAAGATACTGGAAAAGGAATAAGAACTTTCATTCCTGCAGAATTAAGAAGATATCAATGTTCAATGCATGCAAGTGTCCAAGATGCTTTGTCTAATGGATTCCTCAAGTATGTAAATATAAAAATCTATGATGCATACGATGAAAGTCATCTGATGAAACTTATATATATCTATAGCAAATATCCACAAGCAGAATACCTCAAGAAACTAGGATATGAGGAAATAATAAAAGACCGCATCTATAATCAAACAAATCATATCAAAGTCAATTGGAGAGGGGATAGCTTGGAGAAGATGCTAGGCATCACAAAGACAGAAATCGGCAAGCTAAACCAATGGGGATATAAGAACACAGATAATATAGGAATATACAAATTCTTGAAAAAATATCAAGCAAAGATATCAAAGAAAAACATGGACGCATTTAATTCAGTGTTTTTATCTGTAAGCGACTATCTAAGAGAATTTACAAAAGAAGAAAATCCTATAAAGATAAGTGAATATATAGCCAAGCAGAAGGAACTCGACAATAATCGATTAATTGTATATGACTACAAAGATTATTTAAAACAACTAAAAGAACTGGGATATCCGTTAGAAGAATATTATTTATATCCTAAAAACCTTAAGGAGTCTCATGAAAAACTTACAGATGAGATAAACAAGAAGAGAGACGAGAAAAAACGCAGACAAGCAATACAACAAGAAAAAGAATACAAGAAGATCCTAGCGAAAGTAAAGAAATTTACATTTGCAAGTGAAACATTCGTAGTGAGAGCGATTGCAAGCATAGAGGAACTTAAAGAAGAAGGAATAAAGATGCATCACTGCGTTGCAACATATTGCCAAAAGTTAATATCCGGTAATTGCTACATATTCACAGTAAGAAATATAAACGAACCTGATGAGCCGATAGCGACGCTTGAGTTAAACAAGGCCTTGAATAAAATAGTGCAGCTAAGGGGGAAACGAAATGCGGTAGTATCAGATGATATCGAATCGTTTTGTAATTATTGGTTTGAGCATATAGTTACTTCAAACAAAAGAAAGAGAAAGAAGGCATCATAATGAACATAGTAGAAACAGAATACAAAGAAATCACAAGCATCCAAGAGAGAGCAACAGAGCAATTAACTATAGAGGTTAACACTATATATCAGCAGATGGAGGCAATCGGCAACATAGGGCTAAAACTTGCTGCAGAGGCAGGAGAAAGGCTTATAGAAATAAAAGGAAGATTGGCACACGGAGAGTTCGAATCTTGGTGTAAAACCAATCTAACATTTAGTAAAAGAAAAGCCGAAAATATGATGCGCTGGTCTCAAAAATGTAAGGATGAAAATAGTATTTTTTCAAAAACGCAAACGTTTACGGATTTGGGAATTTCAAAGGTTTGGGCACTTTTAGCCGCTCCGGAGGAAGTCGCGGAAGAGGTACTAAAAGAGGGCGCCAGCGACATGTCAGTCAGAGAACTACAAGACGAAATATCCAGGCTAAAATCTGAAAAGAAAACAGCACAGGAACATGCAAGAGCATCGGAAGAAGAACAGGCAAACCTGGAGGAAGAGATAGAAATTTTAAAAATGCAGCTCGAAGAAGCCAGAAGAGAATCTGAAAGAGAACCTGAGAAGGAAAACTCGCAAAGTACATCTGAAGCTGAAGAGGAAATAGAACAG